TTGTGTGGGATTAAAGCTTATATTGTAAACATTTTGAATGAACCTTTCAGTGAGTTTCAAAATTAAAAAACATTCTTCAAAAGATCCACCCTGTGATAACATTTCAATGCTCTGAGTGATAGAAAAAGTTATATCAGAGGAATAACCCCGATCACTGGGTTTGAATGGTATATTTGATGAGAATTTTGGAATCACTGGTAAAAATCTGTCAAATAAGTATAAAATAGAAAGAAATTCCAAATACACATTTTCATTGATTTGACTTTTTTTCACAGATAACATGTGATTTGCCCCTTTCAAAAACCAATCATACAAAAGGAAGGTTAAACGACTGCTGCTCTCCTTTTCATGGTAACTGCTAACCACGCTATCATCTGAGTGACACTTAGCATCTAAAATAACCAACCCTTTGCCCTCTCTTAGATTTATATTTCTGATTACTTCTGAGGCAACTAATTGATTGGCAGCATGCATTATTGTAGATAAATAATTAAATATACCCATAACAAAAGAAAATTGTACCGTCATGCAGTATCCATCAGCCAGATTTTCCATTTTTGTAACTAAATGAGAGTATTTTTGAAATTTGATGTTATTTCTCATTTTGCTTAAGACATGTTCTCTTGTAATAAATTTCTTAGTAAACATTTTTAGAGCAAATTTGTTAAACTCACTAACAAAATCAGATGGTAGAATTGATGAAAGTCCATTTACAAAATGTATGTATTTCTGAAAAACACTGTGTGGGGCCCATCTTCTACAATCTAATACCCATCTATAGACTTTTTCAGTCCATCCGGTTGGACCTTTCTCATAAAAATCACTATTAATTATAGAATGTCTTTTATTACTAGGAATAGATATGAACTCATTTGGTAATCTTTTGCATAAGAATTTAAACATTTTTTCTAAAGGATTTTGCCGATATTTTGTATTCAAGTCCATGCAGAATATTTCTCTACCACCACCTCTCTGAATTTTATGAACCACATGAAAAAGCAAATCATCTAATTCATTGTTTACCAGTTCAATCTTGTCATCTTTTATCAGTTCATAAGCAGTTGTATGATTGGAATTCATGTACTTTTCAATTTTTTCATCCAATTCACCAGTTTTTGTTAATTCATCAATTTTTTGATAAACAATCTCATAACCTTTTTTATTAAAAAAATTATCTTGCTTCCACCCTCTCAACCCATTTGAATTTGCAATTGAGTCTATATCTTGATTTTTTATTGATTTCCACTGATTAGAAATTTCTATGGGACTTATTAAATTGTTCATGTAACCTGAAAGGTGATGACCTAGATATTGGCAAAATACAGGATCATATTTAAAATCATCTTCATAAACTTTTTCATCAAAATTTAAAATGTTAAACCGCAATGATTCATCATCAAGTTCTTTTACCTTGGGATGGCTCTTAGAAAAATTTTCAATATCTTCCAAAATCTCCCATAAGTTACTTGCTTGTTCAATGCTACTGTTCACAGGGGCTTTTGTCATCATATAAGTTATGTATATAAAAATTGTTAAATGATCTGCGTTGGCTATAGGTTCATTCAACCACAAATCATTTAATTCAGATCCTGATATTAATTGATCAACATCAACACTTTTATATTTCCTTACAGCGGATAGTTTCATTGCAAAAGAAGAATAAGATAGACTTATTCTCTTTCTTAACCATCCATCCAAATAAGTGTAGTTAAAGTCAGCAAAACTTTCAATTATTCCACCAATGTTGGCATGTAAGCCTAGAGGATTTACAATCAAGTATCTACTATTATGCATAAATTTTTCTGTCTTTCTCCTATTATGAAGAGATAAAAGGAAAGGCATCATAGTAAGTTTATGCATGTCAGAATTGAAATCAGTATTAATTCTAGTGTAAGTGGAGTATATATTTAAAAATGTTCTAGGTGTGATATTTTGTAGATCAAACAGCGAATCTTGTCTTATTTGAGACCATGGAGTAGCAACCATAATAGAACCATCCTTATTTTCGATGACTTCAAAATTTGGATTCTTTGAGTATCCTGTATAAGTTAGATCTTTGGGATTTATATAAAAAAGTACTCTAAACAGTCTGCTTGTTTGGTTCTTATAAATCTTAGGCCCACCTCTTATGATTACAATAATATTATCAAATTTCAAGTTATCAATTTTAACAAAATCCTTGTTGTATGTTTTCACACTTTCATTAAACAAAAAAGAAGCCAGTCTACTATTAAATTCGCATAGCTGTTCAATCAAAGTTCCTTTGAAAAACTTTTCATAGAACGTATCCCATCTTTCTGTATAATCATTTTTTAAATCATTCAGAAATTTTGGCCCAGGTAATCGTGATCTATTATATAAGGATCTATGTTTTTCTCCATGAAAATCTGGGCAAGTTAATCTAGTAATTAATTGTTTAAAATAATCATCAAAACTCTCATAATGATGATTTGACAACTCCCCTATCCCTCTAAATTGAGATCCTGTTTTTTTGTAATGTGACATTTCAGATTCAAAATGATGATACATCAATGATTTTTTGGAACAGGAAACTTTTACTAATCTTTTCTCAGTTCCACCTTTGCTTATAGTCAACAAATTTGAATATTCTTTTTGAGCCAATCTCACAGTCTCTCTTTCTTTTTTTAGTAGATTCTTCTCTTTGAAAGTCATCT